TCCTTATTAAAGGCAAAATATAATCACGCGATTCATTATATGAAAAATTCATATTTTCAAGATTAATCTGTGTTAATTCAGCCTCTTCATAATATATTCTTCTCCCATTTTCCATTCTGTATACAGGAATATCAACCATAAAATAAAAATTTTCATCATAAAAATTGTAATCTCTTGTTTTTGTGTACTCCGTTTTTCCTCTCACACTGGCCTTTCTTAATCGTTCACGTCCTAAATTATTTATTCTTTCTCTAATCATATCGATTATTTGGTCTGAGCTTTCTGTATCTTCTGTGATTCCATGCCTCAAGAATTCAGAGCGAATCTCCACAGAAACTTTTAAATGTTCACCAAGCGCACTTTCTGCAATCTCATTTGGAGCTTGTCCCAAAATATGTTCTAAAATGACTGGTTCTGGATTAACAAGTTCTAATTCAATAGAATTTATTGAAGAATTTTGTTTTCCATATATCTTTTCAATTCCATTAATATTCGGAACCGGTATAAGTTTAATCTCATATTCTGGTCTGTATTTACAAATTAATTGTTTTATAATATTTTCGTTTGGAGCTCCCATCGCTGATATAATTTGCAAAACACTTGATTCATAATTAATATACAAGTATGTATATAATTCTATACCTTTAATATCCTCACTATATCCATTAAGCAACCCCTCTGCTACTTTCGTATTATAATCTCTTCCTATTACAGACCCTGTTGGTCTTTGTTTCGATGCTCTAGCAAATAAATATCCTGTATCATAATAAAATACATCCAGCATTGTATGTAAATCTTCATCATTTGGTGTCAAATCAAATGTTCTAATATTCCCATTGCGCTCTCCATGATTCTCGATAATATCAATTAGTAAATCGGGAATTCTATGAAAATCATATTCTGTCCCATTTTCTGCTGCTAACAATTCAATTGAAAAGAAAAACGCCTTTTTATTCATTGTATATCTCTCCCAACATTTTTTCTTAATTATATTATACCTATCTAATTATTCAATATAATCTGACGTAAAATGTCGAAATATGATATACTACTTTTATTTGCTCTCATTATACAGAACATAAGTTCTTATTTCAATATGTAAAATAAACAAACTTTTTCTCTTATTTTTTTATTATCATAATTCATATAAAATGTCGAAAGCCAGTGAAATCAATCCACTGGCTTTCTCGTTATTTTTCATATACACTTACATATTTTTCTGAAGCTGTGATATGCAATCCAGATTTAAGCTTGTACATGCTGCCTCCGCCGACCTTGATAGGTCCTTCGGCAATGGTAAAGACTTCGTTCGCCTGTACTTTATGATCTACTGCCGAATCATCCCAGCTTGCACGCTTTCTTACCGCCAGACCGTCCACCAGAACTTTTACATACTTCTTTTTCTCCGGAAGTTGTACTGGTGCAACCGGCTTCGGCTGTGCCTGCACATAATCTGCCAAAGCATACGCAATTGCTGTGCAGATCTGTTCAAATTTCTGCTGATATACTGTGGCATCCGGATCATTTACAAAGCAGACCTCAATCAACATAGACTTTGCTTTTGTCTTTTTGATTACATATAATCCGCTACCTTCTTTTACTCCGCGATTTGAAAAACCGAGTGCTGCTATATGTTCGCAGACTTCTACTGCATCCGGGTACTGTCTGCCTTTATAGGTGTATACTTCCACACCATGACCTTTTCTGGCTTTATCATTATTGAAATGAATACTAATAAAATAATCCAGATCAGTACGGTTTGCCATGTTTACCGCCTGTTGTAAATACGCAGACTGTGATGCAGCCTTATCTACCGTGCAAGGCACAACATCCACACCTGATGATTTAAACATCTCTGTCAGTCTGTTACAAACTCTTCTTGTTTCAATACTCTCAACAATTGCACCGGAAGTACCGGATCCAGCTCCTGATAATGTGTGTCCTGCATTTAATCCAATTCTCATAACTTATTTTTCCTCCTTATTAATGTACTGTTTAAATAACTGGTGCAGTCCTGTGCTTGCTAAACCGCTGAATAATCCACTTAATAAAATAGGTGCTGTAATTGTCCATCCGTTAATCCAGATTGCCAAAATGACGCCAAGTACAGCACAAATAGTAGGAATATATTTGTTGTCCACATCCTTAATCCACTTCTTTACGACATAGCCTACACAAAGG